CTGCAGTCTCTTTGCCGTTAGAGATGCAAGTTTTTATCACCGAGTAGGCCGCGTTGGCGGCGGCAATAGTCTCTAAGATAGCCATAGCCTATCTTTCTATGAGTCTATCCAGCTTCCCTTCTAAACGGTCAAGACGGTCAATGACGCGATCCATGTCGGATTGTTGTCGGCTTACAGATACATACTCTTTGGCAATTTCCTCACGAGTACGGTTTAATAGAACAGTTACACGTTTCAATTCATCGTGTTGTTGCTTGCACCACCATCCACCTACGGCGATTATAATACCGATAAGCAAATCTATATAACTTGCTATTTCCATGAATATACCTCACTGCTCTCAGACAACTCTACACAAAATAAGGTTTTGATTCAACACGTGAGTGTGGTATGGTGGGGTATGTAAGATGGATTTTGTTCATTTTTATGCTCCTCTCACTAAAGGGGTCTTTATGGCCCCTTTTTTCTTGTTATACTGTTAGCGAGACATAATTCTCCCTTCATGTCTCACGGCGAGGCAGCTCCTCCCCACCAAACGGGTCTGTCTCGCCACTAGACGCGCTGTAGTACTTTCTGTTACTATAGCTTTGTGTACACATTTAGGAGACTGTAATGGCTATCGAAAAACAGATGGAGCCATCAGACTTAGACATCGAAGGCACAGATGCACAAGAGATTGAAGTAGAGATTGTCAATCCCGATGCCGTGTCCATTGGTACTGATGATGGTGGGATGATAATTGACTTTGAAGGTAGCTTTACTGAAGAACTTATTGGCCCTGAACACGATGCTAACCTTGCTGAGTTCATTGATGAAAACATCCTACAGTCTATGGCATCAGAACTCGTTGAAGATTTTGATTCTGATCGTGAGTCTCGTCGTGATTGGGCTAGAGCGTATGTTAAGGGGCTTGATCTACTAGGGATGAAGATCGAAGACCGCAGTCAACCTTGGCAGGGTGCGTCTGGTGTATTCCATCCAGTCCTAACTGAAGCCGTTGTTCGATTTCAAGCGCAGGCAATGGGCGAGCTATTCCCTGCATCTGGCCCTGTACGCACCAAGATTATGGGCAAACTAACTCCTGAGAAGACAGATCAGGCGGATAGAATCCAGACAGAGATGAATTATCTTCTGACTGAAGAAATGACAGAATACCGTGATGAGACAGAGCAGATGCTGTTCAAGCTGCCTCTCGCAGGTTCAGCCTTTAAGAAGGTTTACTATGATCCACTAGAGGATCGCCCTGTAGCTATGTTTGTCCCAGCAGAAGACTTCGTTGCGTCCTATGGTGCATCAGACCTCGCGTCCTGCCCACGATACACGCACATAATGAAGAAGACCTCTAACGAGATACTGGAGCTACAGGTTGCTGGTTTCTACCGTGATATAGACTTGCCAGACCCAGAGCCAGACTTTTCAGATATTCAAGAAAAATATGACGAGCTTGATGGTGAAAGTGCTGTCATCGAAGATGATGATCGGCACACAATTCTTGAAATGCATGTCACTATGAACATGCCAGAAGAGTTCGACGATCCAGATGGGATAGCTCGTCCATATGTTATAACAATTGACAAAACATCTCGTGAGATTTTATCAATCAGACGCAACTGGTATGAAGATGACAGAAAGAAAAAGAAACGACTCCACTTCGTTCATTACAAATATCTCCCAGGACTTGGCTTCTATGGAACGGGACTTATCCACCTTATCGGCGGATTGGCTAAGTCTGCGACTTCAATACTGCGTCAGCTCATTGATGCTGGCACACTATCTAATTTGCCAGCAGGTCTTAAAGCTCGTGGTCTCAGGATCAAGGGTGATGACACGCCTCTTATGCCTGGTGAGTTCAGGGATGTGGATGTTCCAGGTGGGGCTATACGTGATTCGATTACGTTCATCCCTTATAAAGAGCCATCGTCGGTACTCTACTCGCTACTTGGAAACATTGTCGAAGAGGGCAGACGTATTGGCTCAGTTGCGGACATCCAAGTAGGTGACATGAACTCACAGGCACCTGTGGGTACTACCCTTGCTTTGATGGAACGATCCATGAAAGTGATGAGTGGTGTGCAGGCACGTATGCATGCATCCATGAAAAACGAGTTACGACTACTGGCACGTATCATTCGTGACTACATGCCAGCCGAATACGCATATGAGATGGACGGTGACTTTGATCGTCAACGGGACTTCGATGCCCGTGTAGACGTAATCCCTGTTTCTGATCCTAATGCTGCAACCATGTCCCAGCGCATCATGCAGTATCAGGCGGCTTTGCAGCTTTCTCAGCAAGCTCCTCAATTGTACGATATGGGCAAGCTGCATCGCCAAATGTTAGAGGTTCTTGGTATACAAGACGCGGACGACATCATCAAACTTCCAGATGATATTAAACCTGCTGACCCTGTGACTGAGAACATGATGATCTTGAAGCAAGAGCCAGTAAAAGCGTTTAAGTATCAAGATCACGAGGCACACATCGCAGTTCACATGGCTGCAATGAAAGACCCGAAGATGCAGCAGATGATTGGTCAATCTCCGTTTGCACAGGCTATTGGTCAGTCAATGTCAGCACACATCACAGAACACGTTGCGTTCCAATATCGTCGTGAGATTGAGAAAATGCTTGGCGTGGAGATGCCAAACGAAGACCAGCCACTACCAGAAGATATTGAAATAGAAGTCTCTCGCTTGGCAAAAGATGCTGCAGAGAAGCTGCTTCAAAAAGACCAGATGGAAGCGCAACAGCAGCAAATACAGCAACAACAACAAGACCCTGTTGTTCAAATGCAGCAGCAAGAGCTGCAGCTCAAAGCAAAAGAGCTTGAGCATAAAATCCAAATGGATACGCAGAAGCTTCAGATTGATGCAATGGCAAAAAGTGCAAATGCACAAATTCAAGCAGAGCGCATATCCGCCGAGAACCAACGCGAAGGGGCGCGTCTTGGGGTTAAGCTTGCAACTGATCTAGATAAAAACCAAAGGTCTGATCAGAAGGAAGGCGCAAAACTAGGTTTAGAAATAGCAAGGGAGCTGACAAAGGGAGATGGATGACATTTTCACGCTGCTAAAGCGGAAGATCGACGAGTATGAGGAAGATATAAAGAACTTTCTTGCGTCAGGGCAAGCTGAAGACATGGCGATGTACAATCGTATCGTAGGGAGAAACGAGGCGCTTCAGTTTGTAAAACAAGACCTAAGTGAGCTTGAGAAGAGATATATTGAACAATAACATCTTTTCAGGTACTCTCTAACTTGGGAGAACTTCGTGGATAGTCCACGCAAGGTATCTGTGAACCTTTAATCACTGCAAGGTAAAGTATGTATACTGGAAACAAAGAAACAGAGGACAAGGTAGCCTCTAAACTACCTAAACCACAAGGATACAAAATCCTTATTGGCGTACCAGAAATGAGTGACAAGACCGAAGGTGGGGTTATTATGCCAGACGGTCTTAAATCTGCAGAAGAAACAGCATCTATTATTGGTTTTGTGATGGCATTAGGCCCAGATGCGTATGCAGATGAATCAAAATTTCCAAATGGGGCTTTCTGTAAAGAAGGTGATTTTGTAATCTTTCGATCCTATTCAGGCACTCGATTCAAAATTCATGGAAAAGAGTTCAGACTTATTAACGACGACACTGTGGAAGCAGTGGTCGATGATCCACGGGGGTACGCAAGAGCATGAATAATCTAGCAGAAGAACAAGAGTTCGAAGAAGAACAAGAGTTCGAAGAAGAAACAGTCGCAGAAGCTATTGAAAAGGCTCAAGGAAGTCCGATAGCCACTGAAAACGACGACGATGGTTTTGAAATCGAAGTTGTAGACGACACGCCTGACGAAGATAAAGGTAAACCTCGTCGTGCCGAAAACGCTGAACCACAAGTTCCTAGTGATGATGAAGTTGAGAAGTATAGCGAGGGTGTGCAGAAGCGCATCAAACAACTTAAATTTGAGTACCATGAAGAACGCCGTGCGAAAGAAGAAGCCGCACGTCTTCAAGAAGAAGCCTTAAAGTATGCACAGCAGATACAGCAAGAGAACGAGAAACTTCGTAAAACTCTAGAAGAGGGCGAAGGTGTTCTTGTGAATCAAGCCAAAGGTCGTGTGGCTGCTGAGATGGACAAGGCTAAAGCTGCATACAAAGCTGCTTATGAGTCTGGTGACCCTGATGCTTTGATTGAGGCACAGGAAAAGCTCACCACGCTGCAGAATGAGAAGATTCGGTATGAGAGCTATAGACCTCAGCCGCGTCAACAGCAGGCACCTCAGCCTCAATATCAGCAGCCAACTCCACAAGCACCAAAGCCAGATCAACGTGCGCTGGATTGGGCAGCTAAGAACGATTGGTTTGAAAAAGACCCTGAAATGACAGGGTATGCTTACGGACTACACGAGAAGCTCGTTAGAAACGGTATTGATCCGAGAAGCGAAGAGTATTACAATCAAATTGACAACGCGGTTCGCCGCGTGTTCCCAGATAAGTTTGACGATGTGTCTTTTGAGGAGACAGCACCGCAACGTCAGACTGGTAACGTGGTTGCCCCTGCCGCTCGAAGTGGCAAAAAACCACGCAAAGTGCAACTGACCTCAACGCAGGTCTCTCTCGCCAAGAGACTTGGTCTGTCAAATGAACAATATGCGGCGCAATTAATGAAGGATATGAAATAATGTCGAACCGAAACTCACGCTCTACAGAGACCCGCGAAGCGGATCAACGCAAGGTGTCATGGTCGAGACCTTCGATGTTACCTGTCCCCGAACCCAGAGATGGTATTGAATACCGTTGGATT